GTCCATTCTCGCCCCCACTGAAGCTGTCTCCGGCCCTCTGCCGGGCACCCGGCTCAGGCCAGACACCCGCAAAGCAAGAAGAGGCGGGTGGAGCGGGTAATCTCCACCCGGCAGAGGGCCGGAGCCTCACTGCTAGCCATAAAGCAGTTTTTCCAACCGCTCTAACTCGGCTATGCAGCGGGAGACTGTTTCATGGGCTTTTGTCCACTCCACAAGCCCCTGCAAAGTCTTGTCTCCTTGAGTCAGGGAGCTTAGTTTCTTTACTGCTGCATCGTACCGTTTGTTGACCCTCTCCAGACGCAGCTCGTAGATATATGTGCGCGCAGCGGTGTGATGTGCCCGCAGCGGTTCTCCTTCCACATATTGCACATATCGGATTAGCTCCGCTTTTGAGAAACTCCGTAGTTCTTTAATGCTGGTCTTTTTCATTCCTTCGCCTCCGCTCCCCCTGGCTGGCGGCTGGCCGATGGTGCCAGCGACTCGTTGCTGGTCTGGAGGGCATTACCGATTACCCGTGTGGCCCGGATTTTCTGGATCAGCGATTTAAGATTCTCAATCGTGCGTCTATCCCACCCTGCCAGCCAGGTCAAAAATCCGATTTCGCGTTCCGTCAACTCGACACCCTGGAACACGTCCTCAAATTCTGCAGGTACTTTCATTTTCGCGCCTCCATCTCCGGCTCCTTAGTTGCCCATACAGATCAACTGCTCGATGGCGTCGTCCCGCTCCCACGCCCGAACTGCTGGAGAGTTGATGACCTCCAGCAGCGCCTCCATGTCCTTGAGCTTGCAGAGTGCCCCGTACACCCTGGGCGGCAGGGTTGCCAGATCCACACCGGGGATACCCCACTCGCCGCTGGGTGTGGTTTGGATTATCCGCTTACTCATGGGCTAACACCCCCTCCTTGGCCGCCTGCATCTCAGCCAGCAGAGCCTCCTGCTCATAGAGGTAATGCACCTCCATGCCAGTGACCGCCTGCGCCTTCTGGCGGAGCTTTTCAAAGGCATATTCCTCGTCCACTTCTGCACGCATCCGCTCCAGCTCGTCCGTGTTGTCCTGGAGCGCGGTGAAAAACTTTTGCAGCTGCTTGGGGCCGAAGCCATAGGCGTCGGCGATGGAGCACACCATCAGCCACATGGCCCGCTGGGTATGGGTATCCGCCTGTACCTGCACCGTGGCGTCCCGGGCGGCCTGCTCCAGCCCCTTTCGGACGGCCGCCTTGTGGGCCAGCATCTGGGCATAGGTCGCGCCCTGGGGCTTGCCCGGCCCGGGGCGGCGGTGTGGTTTCTTACTTTTCGCCATCTTGTACCTCCTGTCTCTCCCAGCTCATGCTCTCTGGCAACTGGGGACACCTCATCCAAAGTCTTACGCTCGGCACCACCCGGAAAGCCATGGCCGGGTGCTCCCACTGCTCCTCCTCAGCGTTCCACCAGTACAGGCTCCCGCCGTGGCTCATGGGGCCCGTGATACACCAGTACAGACCGCTCTCCTGCGGCTGCTCCGGCCACCAGTGCCAGGGGCCGTCCGTCTCCAGATCTGTATCCGTGGATAGAGCCGCCGGCATCAACTGATCCGTGACGCCCAACAGGTAGTCCGTGGAGCACCCCAGCTTCTCGGCAAGCATGGCAGGGTCGCTGTAGTCTTTGGGGCTCAGGGTACTGGGATACAGTTTATCATCCTGGTCAAAGTGGCCTGCGGCCCAATCCCGCAGTTTCCCGACTGTCAGGCCCCGTCCATACTCTGAGACGAGGATGGATGCCTCATTTTCCAGCCCAGCGGCATCTGCGGCCGCGGCCAGCCTCTTGGCCCGGAGCTGCACATTTTTCTGGATTTCCGCCTGGATCTCCGCCTCGCGCTTGGCTTCCCTGGCCTCCTCCTCGTCCCTCTGCTCCTTTCGGGCGGCCTTGGCCTTGGAACAAGCACGCTCACAGGTATCATACCGGGAGGTGCCCCGATAGCATTTGAGGCAGCAGGTGTGCCCCCCGCACAGCTCACCATAGCTGCACTCCAGATCGTGCCGCAGGAATGCGTCTCCCCTCTTACATGGGCTGCCGTCTGGACATGCAAATTTAGGCCGCCAGTCGGTGCCGTTTTGAGCCATCCCCAGCAGCTCCTCCGCCCGGCTCCCGGTGGGCAGGTTCGGCGACATATTCGCCAGCCGCTCCTGGAGTGCGGTCTCCATCCGTGCCAAAGCGTAAGCAGTTTGTTCTGAGAGTTCATTTCGGTCGAAGTGCTCCAAATAAATCGGGATCAGGTGCTCCCGGACGACCTTGAGCCGGGCCAGTTTGGGGGCGGACACCTGGCAGGCTGCCCCCACCTGGTCGCGCATACGGCCGGGAAACTCGTAGCCCTGCTCTTTGAGCTGGTAGAGCAGCAGCTCCACCCGCTGGGCCTGCTTGGATACCTCCGCCGGTGATAGTTTCCGGGTATCTCTGTTGCCCATGATCAGCCGCAGCTCCCGGAGCTCCGGGGATACTTCGTCCCGCTCCACAATGCAGGGGATATTTGCCCATCGGTCCCCGCTCCCCTCTGTGCTGCGCAGGAGCTTGAGCGCCGACCAACGCCGGTGTCCGGAGACGATGACGTACCGCCCGTCCTCCGTCGACCGTACCCGGATGGGCTGCTGGAGACCGCACAGCTCAATATTGGCCGCCAGGTGCTCCAAACCGTCCAGGCTATAAAAATTGCCCGGGTCAGCCTCCAGCTTGTCCAGGCTGATGTACTCGATGGTCTCCCGCGATGTGTCCAACTTGGACACATTTCCGGCGGCGCCCACTGCGGCCTGAAAAGCCGCCGTGATGTCAAACTTGGCCATTACTTTGCCGCCTCCTCCCACAGAAACTCCGCTACAAAGGCCCGGTAATCCTGGGCCGCTGCGGAGCGGGGCGACCAGCTCACCACTGGCTCCCCCGTCCAGGTGGACTCGTCCACCTTGGGGCTGCGCCGGATGTGGCTGGCAAAGACATGGACCGGGGCCTGCTCCTGGAGCAATCGCTCCCCCTGCTCTACTGTGTCTGATCGGTACCACATGGTGGGCAGGCAACCAGCAACATGCACGTCCGGGTAGATGCTCCGCAGGCGGTCAATCTGGGCGGTCAGCTCATTCATCCCCCGGACGCTGTAGGCGTCCACTTTGATGGGGATGACCACATCAGTGGAGGCGGCAATGGCCGCCGCGCAGGCCGGGGACAGCGCGGGCGGGCAGTCAATTACGATGCAGTCGTAGGCGTCACCCTCCTCCATCGCGTCCCGCAGGTCACGGATGGCCCGCAGGTTGGGCCGCTCCCCCTGGAGCAGCTCCACGTCCAGGTTGCGCAGCTCGTCGTCGGCCGGCAATACGTCCAGACCCCGGATGCTGCTGTGATACAACAGAGCGCCATAGTAGGCGTCCGGCATAGCCAGCAGCCTAGCCAAGGTGTCGTACTCCCCCGGCGGGAGCAGGGACTGGGTGGCGTTGGCCTGGGGATCTGCGTCAATGAGCAGCACCCGCTGGCCGTACTCGGTGGCCAGGATGGCGGCCACATTGACGGCGGTGACGGTCTTCCCGACGCCGCCCTTAAGGTTCACAATAGCGATAGTACGCATAGCTCTATCTCCTTGCTCAGAATGGGAGCTCCGAGTCATCACCTGTGATTTCGTGGAACCCCATCTGTTTGTAGTCCGGCTCTTGCCGTTTCTTTGCCATGGTAGTGCTGCCGGGGGAGGTGATCGGGATAAACCTCTGGATTTCCCCCCGGAACACCATGGGCCAGTTGTTCAGTTGTCCCTCCTTGTTTTTTGCCAGGGACAGGGTTCGCTCGGCGTTGCTGTTCTGTTCGTCTTCACGCCAGACAAACATCACCGCGTCGGCGTCCTGCTCAATCTGCCCGCTCTCACGCAGGTCGGCCAGCACCGGAGGACGCCGCTTGGTCTTATCCGCCGGCCGGGAGAGCTGGGACAGCGCCACAACCGTGATCTTGTGGGTGCGGGCCAGGACGGCCAGGGCCCGCGAGATATCCGCCACCTCGTCCTGGCGGCTGGCCCGCCCCCGTATGGTAGGCCGGATAAGCTGCAGGTAGTCGATATAGATTACATCCAGCTTCCGGGCCAGGGCCCGGGCGGCAATCTGATCCACCGTCCATCCGGCCGCCTCTATGACCCGCAGCTTCCTCGGTCGTATCTCACCGGCCCCGGCTGCAATCAGGCTGAACTCTTCCTCCGAGAGCTTCCGGCGTTTCAAAGTTGGGCCGGGCACCCTGGACACAGAGGACATCAGGCGGGAAAACAGCTTCTTTCGGCCCGTCTCCAGGGAAAAGAATCCCACGTTGAGCGTTTGGGCCTGCGCATAGGCCATGTGCAGGGCCAGGGCGGTCTTGCCGTCGGAGGGGCGGCCGGCGAGCACGACAAAGTCCCCGCGCTCAACGTACAGCCCCTCGTCCAGCTCCGGGAAGCCCCAGGGGAGGTATTCCGGCTCGTGCTTTAGGTCCTCGTAAAAGTCCAGGATGGAGCGCTCCATGTCCGCTTCGTCGTCCTGCCTCTGCCCGGACAACAGCTCCATCCCCCGCATAAGCAGTGGCATAGCGTCCTCCGGGTTGCTCAGCCTCTCCAGCAGCTCCCGGCCGATATTTTGCAGCCGGAGCCGCAGGGATTCCCGCTTCACCTGCTCTATGTACTCCGCGATATTTGCGGGGGTTAGGGTGCGGTCCATCAGCTCCATGACATAGCTGCGCATGGAGGCGTCCTGCGGCCCGATCGCTGCCAGCACCGTCACCGGGTCCATGATACGGTTTTCCAGGTACAGCTTCCGGAACGCACGGAAAAGGTTACGGGTTGCCTCCAGGCTGAAATCCTCCTCGGATAGCTCCGCCACCACCAGCCCCACGGTTTTCGGGTCAATCAGCATGGAGCCGATCACGCTCTGCTCCGCGCCTAGCACCTGCTCATACAGGGTGTTGTTATCTCCAGCCATACGTCACCCCCGGGGGCCTGTCCGAGCCCAAAGCCTGGGCGGTCTTTCGCTTTTCCTGCCACTTGCGGTCCCGCAGCCAGCGGAAGGCGTAGGGGATGCCCCTGCCCTCCCGCCAGTCCTCGCACTCCAGGTGCCGCTTGAGTCCAACCGCGATGTCGTGGAGCAGGGCATCCTCCGAGCCGTACTGCTCCATCAGCCCCTGGTCCCCGGGCAGGGCATCCCACTGCTCCACCGCCTTGGCCCGGTCCTCGTCCCGTGGGTAGGCCAGCCAGAAGCCGGCGAACTTATCCGGCCGCCAGGTCGGTTCTGACTTGGGGGCCCGTCTGCGCCTGAGCTTTGACTTTGGCGCTTTCACACCGCCCCCTGTGGGGGGTAGGGGGGTATTACTAAGATCTTTACCAGATGGATCTTTATTTAATTGCGTCGGATTTTCCGACGACGGTTTTTCCGACGTTGGGTTTTCCGTCGTCGGTTTTCCCGACAATGGTGCGTTTTCATCCATTGTCGGGTTTTCCGACAATGGTGCCGCCACATCCCGGATGGTGTAGACGACGCCCGTAAACTTGCCGCCCTCTCCGTGGGCGCGCATCCGGGTAAGGTACCCGGCGGTCTCCATCTCCTTGAGAGCGCCCCGGATGGCATCCCGGCCGCAGCCGGCCACCGTAGCCAGCCCGGCCACACTGTAGTCCCACCCCTCCGGCAGTGAGAGGATGATGGCAAACAGCCCCTTGGTTTTGAGTGATAGGTTGGTATCCCGCAGGATGCCGTTGGGCAGCACAGTATAGCCGCCGCTCCGCTGGAGTCTAATCATATCGGCCATGTGCCATCACCTCCAATCTTGTTGCATTATGGGTATGACCTAGTATCGTCCTCCGGCAGATAAACCCACCGAAGGTCATAGAACTTGCGCATTTTTGCCGGCGACAGGGTATTGCCGCCCCCGGACATCCAGGTGCGCCCGGCCTCAACCTCCAGCCGGCCGACCATGTAGCGCTCGCTGCGGGCCGAGGTCTTGGGCACCATGTGCAGGACAATCAGATCCCCGTCATACGGGCCCAGCTCGCCCCGCCGCCGCAGGTCCAGCGGTTTCCACCGCTCAGTTGTCCCCATGCTGCCGCCTCCGTTCCATTGCCTCCGGCCAGCCCGGGCCCTGCGTCGGGCCCGGAGCTGGGCAGAGTGTTATAGCCCCTTGCGTTTGCCCGGGCAGGGTGCTATAATGGATTTGTATATGGTGTGTGCTTTGTGAACCGGGCCGCACTGTGCGGGCCGTCCTGTCTGACCACAGGGCGGCTTTTTTATTTCCTCTCATCGGTAGTAGCCTCCATTTGCTCCGCCGCCTTCGCGGCCTCAATCGCTTGGAGCAGGCGCTCCCTGACAGCTCTCCGCCGGCGGGCTGCCCGCTCCATCCGGGTGATCTCCCGCTCCAGCCTGGCGAGCTTCGGCGCATACGCAGCCGGATCGCCTATGCGGGCACATATCCGGGCCTGCTCTCTGTTTTCCTTTGCGGCTATGTCCAGATCCATGGCCGCCTCCCATAAGGTTTCGGCCATAATGTACGCATCCCGCTTACTCACTTCGAGCTTCATTGCACATTCCCCTAAGCACCCGGGGTTGAGTGCGCACAGAATACATCCATCTCCAGGCCGGACTTGATGATCTCCCGGATGTCGAGCATAATCAGGTCAAACTCGGCGCGCTCGGTCTCGTCAATCCGGTCGTCCTCCGCGATCTCCATAAGCCGCTCCAGCCTGTGCGTCTGGCTGAAACGGTTGATCCGGTTGTAGATCCGCATGGCCACGGCCATCAGGCTCCGCTGCTCCAGCTCTGGGATAACATGCTCTATGAGCACGTTGTTCTCCTGGAGGTGCAGATAGACCAGTTGCTGGGAGTGGTACAGGATGGACATTAGGTCGACGATGTGGTTGGGCGGTATCCGCTGCCCCGTCTCATAGGCCCGGACACTTTCGACGGATATGCCCAGCCGTTCGGCTGCCGCTTCCTGCGTATAACCAGCCTTCCGGCGGGTGGTTTTGTAGATATTCTCATATTGCCCGTACATGGCGCTCCCTCCTTCCGTGTGATACGCTTGCATCAAGCCGAACAGTTTCGCCTGTCTGGAGGCCCTGTCCGGCCATAGAGCTCGTCGATGGTACAGCCAAACAGGTCGGCCAGCTTTGGGAGTTTGGACGCCCTTGGCATAGCCTCTCCCGATTCCCATCGGGACACTGCTGCAAGATCGACGCCCATGGTCTGGGCCAATTCGCTTTTGGTCATGCCTCGCTTTTCTCGGTACTCTCTGATTTTCATGCTATCACCCCTTTTATCCAATTCTTGATTTTAAGTCAGGTTTATGGTAGTATGAATTTGGGTAAGATACATAC